ACTGGGAGTGGACATGCCAGTCTGGGAGACTGACCGCATAAAAGGGGAGATGAGATGACGGATGAAGTGACCAACCTAGTGACGGTGCAGTTGCGCGAATTGCGTTCCCTGATGGAGACGGGTTTTAACGCATTGAACGCCCGTTTCGACAGCCAAGACGAACGTCTCGACAAAATCGAAGGCGACATCTCTGTCATCAAAAGCGACATCGCGAGCCTCAAAATGGAGATCGGGCTGCTTAGGGATCAGAACAGCTACATGACGGCGCGCCTTGAATCACAGTCGCGCGCCGTTCAGGAGCTCGTGAGGCTGCTGCCGCATCCGGAGGGCACGGCATGACCGATGGGGACGAGCAGGAGCCGCGCTCGTTCAGCGTGACGCAGCCCGAAAATGACGAGCAGCGTTTCAACAATCGCCGCACGATCAGGGTCAAGCACGACCGTGCTCCGCTTACTGACGGCTGCGTGGTGGCCCTCACTATCGACCAAGGATGGGGCAACTCGAACGTCTACTGCGAGCTGACTCCCACCGAGGCACGCCGGCTTGCGTATTACCTGCGGGTGATCGCCCGCGAAGGGGACGAACTATGACAGACGAACAGAAATTCGAGCGCATCCTGCAGGTGCTTACCGATTTCAGCGGCAGGTTTGACAACATCGACCGCCAGCTGACGGGGATTGACCGTAAGCTTGCAGACCACGATGGCCAGTTCAATCAGATATACATGATGTTGCGCCACCACTCAGAGTCGTTTGGGCGGATTTTCGCTCAACTCGACGCCATGGCTCACCGCATGGAAGACATGGACAACCGCATTGCTGAAAGGCGCACGCCATGACGGATGAACAAAAACTGGATCGCATTATCCGCGACCTCGAAGCGCTCCGCACCGACATCGGAGCTGTGCGCGCTCAGCTCGACGGCATGCCGATTGTGCATCGTCGGCTCACGGCGATCCAGACCGATCTCCGCATGATCAAGGCTGCCGTAAATGATCTCGCTCGCGAGCATCCGACGGCCGGCGAGATCGCCGCCCTGCACACTGACGTCGACGCGGTCCAAGGTGACAGCCTCAGTCTCGAAACGCGCGTCGCCACCCTTGAGCGGCTTATGCGGGAGATCCCGTCATGAAGAAAGGCACCGACTGCCGCGAGGCGATTGTCGCGCTCGACGGCCTGGAGCCGCTGACGCTGTACGCGATCGACGACGTGATCATCGTGAAGCAGGGTCGCGAGACCATCCTGCTGCGAGCTGCGGCGGCGTCCCAGCTGGCGACGACCCTGACGCGCTTGGCGCACAAAGACGTTGACCAACGTGCTACATGTGGTACGTTGACAGACGACGGCTTGAACGGGGAGTTCGATGATTAAATTCACCTTTATCGTGGGCGAGGTCGACGACGACGGCAACTATCTTGAGGTGTGCCCGCAGCTGCCGATGTTGGTGAACCCTGATCACATCGTAATGATCAGACCCCACGAGCGCCACGCGCATTGGTGCAAGGTCGAGCTGATCGACGACTACACAGTGACCGTCACCGGGACTGTCGACGAAATCCTGCAAATGATGGAGGACAAGTATGCCCTACGCACCTGAGCCGTTCGCGCAGGAGCGCGAGGCCAGCATAAGGCCGCGGTACGACCGCGAATACCGGGAGGCAGCGACACAACATGCGCGCGGTTTCGATAGCTACTCTTATCCGCCTTGGCGATTTCTACCAGCAGGTCCCTACGTCTGGCCCCGTATGCCGTACCCGTACCTGCTGGGCCACCGCTACCCGCAATGGCTACACCACCGGGTTTACTGGTGGAATATCGACTTATGGTTATGGTTTGATTGGTGGAACTGGGCGCTTTGGTTCAGGCTATTCGAGCCCGGCGGCCCGCCTTATCGGACGCAATACCTTCAACCCGACATTGTTGGGCATACGCTACTGCGATTTCAACGCGAACTGAGGCCGTGGGCTGCGCATCGCGGTGTGCAGATGCGCGACGTCGTGATCGACATCGAGAGGGGGATGACGCGGTAAATGGCGAAGAAGATGACCGAGCGCGAGGCGGTACAGCTCGCCGAGAAGGTGGCAAAGTTCACCGGAGACAAAGTGATCACCTACGCCGCCAAGCGCATGCGGCGCAAGCTCAACCAGCAGCCATTGCGTGAGATCATCCTCAAGGTGCCCGGCAGCACATGGAGCGCGCGCGCCGAATACCTCGGGGTCAGCAAACAGGCAATAGTCCGCTGGCTCAACGGAACTGCTCGGCCAAGTGAGGCGCTGGCCGCGCGAATATCAGAACTGACAGGCGTCTCGATAAAAATAATACGTGGTGAACCGGAGTAACGACAGATGAACCAACTAGCGCAAGTCACCCCTGCATCGAGCGGGCTGCTCGCAGTCATCGAGCGGCTCGCCCGGGACGAGAAGTTCGATATCGACAAGTTCACGATATTGGTCGAGCGGCAGGAGAAATGGGACCGTGAGGCCCGCGAGACCATCTTTCATGCGGAGTTTGCCGCCATGCAAGCCGAGATGACCCGCGTCGTCAGCCGCGGCAAAAACCCGACCTTCCGGTCGTCGTACGCGACCCTGGAAGATCTCGACGCCAGTGCGCGGCCGATCTATACGCGGTTCGGGTTCGGGCTGTCGTTCAGCAACAAGGCGCACGCGCGGCCGGAGTGGACCACGGTGGAGCTGACGATATCGCACCGGTCCGGTCACTCGCAGGTCAGCCAAGTGTCGGGGCCGCTCGACGCCGGCAACCGGGCACGGTCCGGCCCGCAGACGATCGGCAGCTCGCTGACGTACTACATGCGCTACGCGATGCGGATGGCGCTGAACTTGATCCCGTCGAACAATCCCGATGATGACGACGGCGAGGGAGCGCGCGGCGAGACCGAGATCACCGCGCAGGTATTCGAGGCCGAGGAGCGGCTGCGCGGGGCAGCCACCAATGGCGTCGACGCGCTCAACAAGATGGCCAACTCCCTGCCGCGCAAGATCCTCGCGGTGGTGCAGACCAACGCCGAGACCCGTGCGGAGATCCGGGCGATCGCCGAGGAGGCTGACCGGCGGCGAGCCGATCAGACGGTCGAGTGACTGCGAAACCCAAAAGTCGAGTGACCGGGAGGCCGGCCAGGGTCGGCCCCCGAGGTCACAAGTGGGATTCTCAGTACATGCTGCGGCTGCCGCCTGGACTGCGGGAGCGCCTGCAAGAACGGGCCAACGAGAGCGGCCGCTCCCTCAACACCGAGATCGTCGATGCGATCGAGAAACACCTCGCAGGTGCCAGCCGCATCGACGAAATGTGGGCGTGGTACCAAAAACACTGCAGAGCTGCAGAATGACCAACCCGTGGACACCGGACATGGTCAGGCGTCTCATTGCGTTGGCTCCTGATCACACCGGCGAGGAGATCGCCAAGACGTTGCGCATGACGCGCTGTGCGGTGCTCGCCAAGCTCAACCGCATGGGCGTGAAGTCCGGCGGCGTCTACTTCGGGCGCGGCCGGAGGCCGAAGCGCAACCGGCCGTCCGACCCGATGACCGTGCCGCAGTTCCGCGAATACATGGCCAAGCGCGATCGCAGGTGGTCATGGTGATCGACCGCCGCACCATAACCAAGCGCCGCCGGCCCCTACCCCGGCGGTCGCTGCTCAGTCTCCAACAAATCGAGGAATACCTGTCGATGACCAAGGCGGACGTCATCACGGGTTTTTCAAAAAGACCGCCACAGAAACCGGAGAGACCGAAGTGAAGAAACTTATCATTATCGCCAGCATGTTCGCGGCAACGCAAGCGATAGCATTGACCCCGGGCCAGTGGAGCGCGCTGCACCGTGCAACGCCGCGTCCTATCGTGACGGCGTCCTGCCAGTACATTTGCGAGAACCGGTGTCAATCGTGCGGCTGGAACAATCAGTGCTGTCAAAACGTGTGTCACTGGTTCTGCATCTGACATGAGCACGGAGGAAATGTTCATGATAACGCTTCTCGTACTGATATTGATGTTGGACGACTGACATGCGTATTCACAAGGTCGACCAAGGCTCGGACGCCTGGAAAAAACTGCGGCTCGGCAAGGTGACCGCTTCCGAGTTCCACAAGGTGGTGCCGCTGAAAGACGGCGGCTGGCGTGCGGAAGGCAAGCAACTGATGTACCGGCTGATCGGCGAGCGGCTTACGGACGCCGAGGTGGATCCCATCAAGCCTACGCAGGAGATGATCGACGGCATCGAGCGCGAGCCGTATGCGGCCGAGGCCTTCAGCAGGCTGACGAAATGGGAACTCAAACCGGGCGGTTTCGTCGAGACGTGGGAGAGAAAGCACATCTGCCAAATCGGCTGCTCACCAGACCGGATCATTCCCGATCAGAATGCCGTCCTCGAAATCAAGTGCCCCAAACTGACCACGCACATCGGTTACATAGTCAACGGCCCCGGCGAGGCTTATCGCGAGCAGTGCCAGGGCCAGATGCTGATCGGTGGATGGACGCAAGTGCATTTCTTCTCGTGGTTCCCTGACAGCAGAGCCACACCGGTATGGAAGAAACGCGAGCGCGACGATGTCTACATCAAGAAGCTTGAGCGCTGGCTGCTCGATTTCTGCGAGGAACTAGACAGGTGCACAGTCGCGGTGCTCAAGTACGGACCGGTCGTAAAACGGCAAGAGGGGGAGCTGACACTAGCGGAGCCAGACGATGGCGACCCTATATGCCGATCTGTTAACGATTTTCTTCGACATCGATGAATACCGCGGGCATGTGTGCAGCACGTGCTGGCACTACAAGCGCGGCTGGAGCCAGGGGCTGCCGCTGGGGGAGACCTGCCGCAAGGGCTACCGCAGCGTCAGCGGCCTGGACGGCTGCGACGACTGGGAATCAAAAAACGGGAAGACCGATGACCGACACCGACAAACTGGATCTCATTCTGGAATTGCTGGGCAAGCAGGAAAAAGTTCTTGATTCGCACAGTAAGTCATTCGACTTGATGCACGAACGGATGGGGCATTACGACGTAGCGCTTGGCGGCATGAATGCCGCACTCGCTCAGCATGTAGTTTTCTCCGAGCGCATTCTGTCTCGCCTGGATGCACTATTTCAGCGTGTGGAGGACGTTGAGAACCGGCTCACACGCACCTAACGGCCAGCCAGCCAGATGGAACTCCCCACAATCCCGATCGCATAGATCAGCAGGGCCCCGAGCTTGAAGATGTCCGGTTCGTGGAGCGCCAGGAACGTCAGCCAGATGCCGCCGGAGACGCTGACTAGGACGATCAGCCGCTGCGCCAGCACGGCCGTCATGGCATTGAGCGCGCCGAGCAGGCCCTGCTTCCAAACCGCGCGCTCGATGTACTCCTGACGGAAATTAGGAGGCGGTCGGTGTGCGGGAGCGGGCGCGGGTGCCGGTGTTTCCGGTCTTGCCGTTGGCCCTTCGATGTTGACCTCGCTGACCAGCTGCATTGCTGGCGAACGCCGCGGCTGCTTGCCTGACTGCGGATCCAGCGTCATCGTCTTGCGCCTCCTTGCGCATGCGGCGCTCGATATGGCGGTCGATCGCCGTCAGGGCTGTGATCTTCTGACTCAGAGTCAACTTGCCGCGGCCTTCCTCGATGTCCTTGAGCAGCTCCGAGAACTGCGCCGACAGGCGGTCGTTGATGCCGAGATCGTCGGAGAATTTCATTGCTGTTGCTGCGTTGCGAGATCGCTAAGGCTGCCGCGGAGGGCAGCTCCCGGGATCTGGTTCGGGTTTGGCCACAGCGGCATCGTCGCCGGACCAGGCCCTGATGGCGCACTGCGGAGGGCTTCATCACGCAGCCGTCTGGCTTGGCTGACAACGCGCCGATTCGCAAAAAACCGCGGAACGCCACGTGCCGCCATCGAGACGCCGATTGCCGGCAGTGCAGCCCAGTGCCCGGTACCGAGCGCCCATAGAGCGGCGAGCCCGTGCCCGTGATGCCAGTGATCGGTAAACTTGCGTAACATGTCGTCGGATGAAACGATCTTGCGCAAGCCGCGTTCGTATTCCGGCGGCAGGACGCCGCGCGTATCACCGCGTTCCCGCGCGTCTTGGCTCTCGTTAATCATCCGATTGAGGCGCGTACGTAAACCGCGGGCGACGTTGCCACCCCCGGCCTGCGCATCGCGGGCGGATCGATCGATTGCTTGGTCGAGTGAGTCAGCGAAATTAGCAGCTCCAAGATCAGCAGCGGCATTGGCTCTGCCGGTCGAACCGACGCTGCCGGCCATGCGGACCTGGGCGGCGGTTGGCTGATTCTCTAGGTTGGCAGCGCGCTGAGCGGTGCGAGCGATCGCCGACTGCCGGAGCAGACTGCCGAGACCGCCGCCAAGAAAGCCGCCGATCGGGCCGAACGCCTCGCTGCCCGCTTCACCACCCGCGCCGGCCGCGAGGCCCTGCACGAACCGCTCGCCGATCCCGCCTGGTCCCGCGGCCAGATTCACCGGATTGAGCGCTACTTCGGTGGCTGCGCCGGCGAGGCGGCCCGGAAAGGTCTGTCCGACGTAGCCGGCCGGATAGCGTCCGCCGCTGCGGGCTTCGACGCCGCGGGCAATGTCGAGCGTGGTCGGCGCTCCGGTGACGCCAATCCCGGGCGTGCGCGCTAAACGTCCGAGCCAGTCCTGGCGTTTGGGCAGACTTTCCCGGGTCTCGCGTACCCACCGCTGGAACCCTTCCGGCAAGTGGCTGACAAGCCCTTCCCCGAGTCGTTCCCCGGTAGCCTGGATATCGCCAACTGCGCCGAATGGCGTCAAAGGCACGCGGAGCGCACCTGCTTCGGCGCTGCGCTCGACGTCTTCACCCATGCTAGGCCGGATAGCCCGCTGCGGGGCTGTAGAGGCCGCTGGCGCGGTTTGGCGGTCTCGCGGTACTTCTACCCACCCGGACGGCAAATCGTCTCCTGAGCGTCCTGACGGGCTTGTCGAGGCCCCCGATCGCGGTACCTCTTGCCATCCTAAGGGTAGGTTGTCGACCATCAGCGCACCGGAACCATGAAGCCGCCCTGGGCACGATAGAGGCGGCCGTTGATTTGATAGTCCACGTCGGGCTTGGGGTTGAACCCCCGTGGAACCGGCATGCCGTAATAATGCTGGAACGCTTCTCCGGGAGTGTTGAAGCCGGTTCCGGTCATCGGTGCGGCCGGCTGCTCGGGTGCGTCCGCGGCATTGGGCACGAACCCACTGCCGCCGGGAATCGGATCCTCCGCGGACCCGGACGTCGACGACACCATCTGCGGCCGCTTCTCATACAGCGAGCGGAACGAGATGCGCGGATTGCCGTTGGCGTCTGTACCTACCCCGGCGTTATAGCGGGTTTCGAGCTTGCCGAGGCGGTCGCTCAACAGCTTGTCGGCACCGTCGAATGCTTTGCCGACGACCTCCCGGCCGGCGGAGAAATCAAATTTGTGCAGTTCCTCGGCGGCCTCGCGCTGGGTCGGCATGCCGCCCTTGGCGGCGCGCGCAACCTCGGTCGCCACCATGCCGATTTCGGTGTCGTATTTGCGCAGCAATCCGGCAACGCGCACCGCATTTTCGTTGTGACTGCTGCGGAAGCGGTCGTAATACTGGCGGGCGATGTCAGCGCCGAACGGCGTATCGGAAGCCTGGCGTGCTGCCCAGTCCAGAAAGGTCATCCCCTCGGGATTGCTTTCAAGTTCCTTCCAGAGATCATCCAGTGTCTGCCGCGCAGTTTCAAGGTGAGCCTTGCCGGTGGCGATCGAGGTGACGTTGCGGCCATCGGGCCCAGTCAGGAATGACTTCTGGGTCGCATAACGGCTCGCGAACGTATTCGCGTTCATTGTCGGGTCGATCTTGTGCGCCGCCGCAAAAATCCGTGCCCAGCGTGGGTTGTTCAAAGCCGTGCCCCGCGGAACCGGAATCACGCCGGCGACATAGCCCTCAATGTCGGCGCCGAGTTGTGGATCGATCTGGCGCTTGATCTCGGCGGCGACCTGCGGACCGGGCGTTGTCGCCACGATACGATTGAAGCGGTCTTCGAGCTGGTTCTGGCGCAGTTCTACCTGACCGCGCACATACTCCCGCCGCATGTCGATCCTGGTGGCGTCGTCGAGCTTTTCGCCCCGCAGCAGCCGTTTGGCGATGCGATCGACGTTAGGATTGACGCTCTCCGTCGGTGGCGGAGCGGGCTGTTGTACCGGAGCAGTTCGAAACGGAGCTGGCGAAGGCGCTGGTGCGCCCGGCGGCGCCTGAGCAGGGGCAGGCGCGCCTGCGGGTGGTGCTGCTCCAGGCCCTGCCGATGGGGTTTGGCCGCCCCATTGACCGACAGGCTGCGGGGAGAACATTCCAGGCAATGCGCCAGGGGACGGGCCTTCTCCCGGGCCCAGCGGAGCAGCTGACGCCTCCGTCGGCTCCTCGGCCTCCGGAGCCGCAGCGACTTGCTGTCCCGGGGCTTGTGCCTGCGGTGCTGCGCCGGCCGCGGTCTGCTGTGGCTGTGCCGCCTCTGCCGCGCCCTGCTGGCCTGGTAGGATATTTTCCAACTCCTGGTCGCGCTGCGGTCCGTCATCTTGGTTGGGTGCTTGCCCTTGCGCTGTTTGCCCCGGAGTAGGCGCTTGCGGTGCGCCGCCTTCGGTCGTCTCCCGTCGAGCAGGCTCGTCCGCCGGCCGGCTTGGAGCCGCGGTGTCATCCTCGGTGTTCTTGCCGTAGCGCTGGTCGGTCCTATCGCCCTCCGTCGACTCGGCTTTGCCCCGCTGCGTCAGCAATCTATTAATGTGGGCGGCATCATTCATGCGCTTGTCGAGGAATTTTTCCGCCGCGTCGTAACCATTGTTGGCGAGAATTTCCCGCAGTCGCGGATCTTCATTGCGCTGCGCGATTTCATCCAGTTCCCGATGCATGCGCTCGACATCGGGATGGGCGCCTCCCGGTCCCCATGCCCGCACGGCATCACTGTAGGAAAACAATTCGCGCCCGAGCAGTCCTACCATTTCCTCCTGCTGATATTTCATCTGTTCGTAATGCTGTTTGGCGCTCTGAGCGAAACCCTTCTGAAAATTGCTCAGGAAATTGCCGCGCGACGCCAGCATGCCGCGCGCCAACCGCTGCACCGGCAGCGATCCGTTCTGCGCCAAAAATCCGCCTGAGCGCTGATAGATGGCGTTGGCGTCGCGCTGTTGCGGCATCCACGGCCCCGGCGCTATACCGGGATACCTCTTAGCGCCTTCATTTATGAAATCGTTCTCGAATTTGCCCCAATTGCTGGGTCCCCATGGCCGCTCACTGAACATGTAGGGCGCGTTCGGCTCGCCCGGCGGCAGCGCATTGGGATCGCCGCCCTCGCCCATCGCCTCGCCTTCGGGCTGCGGCCGCGGCGTGCCGAACGGGGAGTAATTGGTAAAGCCATCGCTCATAGCTGCGCCGTCTGGGTCTGTCCGAGCAGCATCGCCGCCTCTTGCCGCCGCCGCCGCACCAGCGCTGCATTAATGACACCGCCGGCGTGATTATACGACTGCATGATCTGTGCGGCGCTGCGGTAGTCGCCGGAGCGGACCGCCTGTGCGAGCCGTGAGTTGCGGGTCCAGCCCGGACCGACGTTATAGGTGAACGACGTCAGCGCATCGCGGACATTCTGCGGGGCGTTCTGCGGCAGCACCGCACTGACGTAGCGCTGGGCATGCCCGAGCTCGGTCTGCAGCCGGCGCTCGGCCTCATTGCGGTCGATCACCTCGTTCGGCGAATTCGCCTTGGTGCCGTAGCCGATCGAATACTGCCGCCCGTCCGGATAGGCGCGGTTGCTGAAACCTTCCTGCGTGCGCACGAAATTCGACAGCGGCGCCGTGATCTGGCCCGGCTGCTGTTGGCCTCCCTGTGCGGCCATCGGCTGAAATCCCTGTCCGGCCTGCACGCCCGGCAGCTGCTGGCCCGGCGGCGTCAGTCCCGCTGGCTGTACGCCCGTCGCCGCCCCCGGTGCGCCCTGCCGGTTGCGCTGAATATATGGCACTGCGCCTGCCGGCTGTCCGGTCTGCCGGTTCCACGTCTCCCAGCTGCCCGCAGCCGGTTGCTGCTGCGCACCTGAGTCATTTTGTCCCGGAGACGGTGCCGCGGAGGTATCCTGCTGTTGGGCAGGCGGTTGCTGATCCACCGGCGCTTGTTGATCCGGCTGCTGCACCGGGTTGTCGTTCTCGTCAGTCCCCTGCTGCTGGTCGCCGGCGCCTTGCATGAACTGCTGTGCGATCCCCGGCAGGCCAGGAAAGCCGCCGCCGCCGCCTCGCCCGCGCCAGTTGAAGCCCTGGAATGGACGACCGCCGAAGCGCCCACCGCGGCCGCGTCTGAACCGACCGCCACCGAACGGCATTCCACCCGGGAAGCCGCCGCGGCCGCGCTGGCCACCGCCCACCATCTGGCCGAGGAAGCCCGCGATGATCTCGGCGAGCGGCGACGGGATGCCCATCTGGTGCAGCATGCCGGCCGCCTGCGCCGACATCCGCTCCATCGGCGTGCGCGCCTGCGGCTGGGCGGTGCGGCCAGCGGCCGGGGCGGTCTGCTGCGGCGTTGGCTGCGCCTGCTGCTGAACGCGCGTCGTCTGGACCGGCGTCGCCCCGGGCTGCGCGCCGCCCGTCAACGGCTGCTGCGGCGCCGGCTGCTGTTGCTGCGGTTGCGTCAGCGCGGACAGCGGATTGGCCTGCCCGGTGCCGCTCGGCAGGCCACCCCAGCGCTCGTTGAAGGTCGCCGCCTGATCACCGCTGACCGGAGCCGCCGGCTGCTGCTGGGGCTGGATCGGGTGCCCCTGCATCATGGTTCGCTGCTGCGCCGGGGTCAGCCCTGGCGTCTGGTCAGCCTGCCCGAACGCTCGCGACAGATCCAGCCGACCGCCCTGCTGCGGCTGCTGCCGGGCGAGGCTCTCAAGCCCGAACCCCTGCTGGCGCTGCTGCTGCTGTCCCGGCGGCTGCTGCAGCCGGGCAATGTTCTGCTGTTCGGCGAGGTTCTGCGAGCGATCAGCAGCCGGTTGATTCATTCCGGTTGGCTGCTGGCCGCCCTGCTGCTGGCCGCCATCCTGGCCGGCGCTGTAGCCGCCGAGCTGGCTGGCATCGAACTGCGTCTGCTGCGGCGCGAAGGTCGCCTGCGGGGTCTGACCGCCAAAGGCGTTCGGATCATAACCGCCGACGCCGCCGTAGAGGCCCATGCCCATGTTCGGGTCGCTGATCAGCGGATATCCGCCGGACACCGTAGGCGTCCCGCCCTGCGTGGTCGGCGTGCCGACGCCATAGCTGGTGTCGATCGAGCCGTCGACCTGCGCCATGGCTTACCTCATCAGAAAAGCGTTGTACCGCCACCACCGCCGGAGAACGCTCCGGCCAGACCCCCGAGGCTCGATGTCTGCTGGCCCTTCTGCTGGGCATTCAGAGCATTGGCCTGGTTCTGCAGGGCGTCCTCCTGCATCGCGGTGCCGGCCGCTGTAGTCGCCGCGCGCTGGCCGGCAGCACCGATCTGGAGCGCCTCGCCGGTGCCCGGGCCCATGCCCAACTGCGCTGACTGCCCCATGGCGCCGAGCGTGCCCTGCTGGTTCAGATACTGGTATTCCTGTTGCGGATCCGGACCGGCAAAAGGAACACTGTAGCTGCCGCCGCCTGACATGGGTCACCTCATCAGAAAAGCGTTGTACCACCACCACCGCCACCGCCTCCGGAGAACGCTCCGGCGAGGCCGCCGAGCCCGGTCGCCTGCTGGCCTTTGATCTGCTGGTACTGCTGCTGTTGCTGCAGCGCCGCCTGGTCCTCGGCGAGACCCAACTGTCCGGCGCCGAGTTGGGCGCGGGTATTGCCGGCCTGAATGTCGGTCTGCTCCGGGCTGCCCGGCCCCTGGCTCGACATGCCGAGGTCACTGTAGGCCGCTTGTGTGCGCGCAGCGCTGTTGCCGGCGACCTGCTGCCCCCACTGCTGCGGGTTGGGCCCCACCGGGCCGAACGGAGTCGAGCCGCCGCCGCCTGACATGTCAGTCCTCCTTCAGCCGCAAGGTGAACCGCGGCTGTTCGCGGGCGCCGAGACGCCGCATCAATGGCGAAAAGTCACGGTCGATGTCGGAATAGAACAGCCAGGTAGTGGCGTTGCGGCGCTTGCCCCATGCGATCGACTCGCGGAACAACTTGACCAGCTCATGGGCATGGCCCTCCTCGGCGACCGCGAGGTTGATGACCACCTCGTATTCGGTGGGCGTCCACGGGCAGCACCGCAGTCCGCACATCAGGAACGCATTGTCGGTACGGATGGCATAGTAGATCAGCGGGTTGGTCAAACAAACGTGGTGAAACCACGCCTCGGTGTTGACGCTGTCGTAATTGTCGCCGTAACGCCGTTTCAGAAGCGACCGCAGCCAGTCGTCATCCTCCGGCGACCGGATGTGCCTTACCAGAATGGAAAATGGAACGTCACCGGCAGCACTTGGTTCTTGATGTAATGCTCTTGGTGATTCACGAATGTGAGCCAGGCTGTCGCTTGCTTCGTCGCCATATTCTTGTCCGCAAAATCCTTGAATGATCCCACCTGGCTCGATGGGCGGGGAGTCGGCAGTTCCCACCATCCGAACCACCCCGGTAGATTCTGCGTCGCATCCTGATGCGCTTGGCCGTGGTTCAGGTGCCATAGCGAAGCCTGCGTCGATGTGTGTTGCTCCGGGTCGAGCATATACGGTAGCACGGAAAACTCAGACAGCCCATAGGTTGCGGAGTTCATACCACCCATAAGTTGTCTGTGCTGCATCATGTGTTCGAACGCGAACACCTGGCGCTTGACCTCGGGCAGCGCGCTGCGGGTCTCCTGCCCGTACATCTCGCCGTAGGGCGGCACCAGCAGGGTAACGATTGCCATCAGGGCCGCCGCTTGTGCGACTTGCGCCCCGCATCCTGCATGTTGGCGTCCATCTTGCGGTCGAACTCGGCGCTGCCCTGCCGCGTGCCCTCGCGGATGTGCGTCGACACCAGTCCGGACGGCGGTTGCCGATCCCAGACCGGCCAGCCGCCCGGATCAAAACCTCTGGGAGAGATCCTGTCCATCCCCATGTCGGACATCATCGAGTCGGCGGCTTCGATGGCCTTGCCTCGCGGTCCGACACGAGGCTCGGTGCCGTAGCGCAGAGGGCCGGCCACCGGTCGGCCCTCCATCTGAATCATATCCATGCCCAGGAAATGTCCATGGCCGTCCCAGCGCCCGTCTTTGCGGGCGTCGGAACCGGTCTCGGGATTGAGCTTGGGCCACTCGCCCTGACGGCCTCTGTGCCCGGATCCCATTATCGGTAGCTCCTGCGGAATCGCCCGCGCGCCGGGAAGAACGCCCGGCCGCCGCGGGTGACATGCATGCGTCTGCCGCGGCGTGCCATCAGCGGTACCGCCGCCGGTAGGAGCGCCGCCGTCCACGCCGCTGCTTGGCCTGCTCCTCGATCTTCTCGGCCTCGCTCTTCCATTCGACCATGGTGCTATCTCCTTCTGCTTCCGCGGCGGCCACCCCGCCGGAGACTGGGAACAACGATCGCATTGCCGCGCCGCGCCATCATTCAAGCCTTTCGGGTCGGCTTCCGTTTGTAGCGGGCTTTGCGGAGATTTTTTCTTGAGGCCCGCTTTTGGAGCTTGGTCGGGTATTTGGGCTGTCGCTTTGTGAAGTGTGGCATATCAGCTGTTCATAGGCATCCCAGGAGAGCACGACCATCGGCTTAGCGCGATTCCGGCGCAGGAACAGGACATCATTGCCGGCCAGCCATCGTTCCAAAAGAGCAAACCCTTCGCCCGACTTTCGTGCCTTGACCTCACAAGTGAAAGCTGCCGCATCTCGGCCGAAGGCATAGACGTCCACGTCATTGCCTGCGCCCTGATAGCTGGCTGCTCCCGACAGCGGCACCTTTTCAGCGTGCACGCCCAACTCGCGATGGAGTTCGACAATTTCCCGCTCGATCCGAGCTCCCTTGTTGCGTTCCATCTTGCTCATCGCCGGCGATCCCGTCGCGCCGGGCCGGTACGGCCTCCCGGCCGCGGCGAGCGCCGCCGTACCTTTTCCTCGCGGCCGCTCTCGCGCGCAGAGCGCCAGTCGTCCGGAAAGGCGTCAAAGCCCCACGGCTCGGTCTTGACGCGTCCGCGATTGCCGCGTTTGCCGGCCGGCATCAGCGTGACCCCACCCGAGACGAGCCGGTCATGCGGCCGATGCCGCGCCAGCCGATGCGGTCATCTCTGTCCGCGCCGCCGCCGCGAACCCGGCTTTTGTAGGCGCGGGAAAATCCGCCGGCCAAGTTGGCGCGCGGCCTGGACAAGCTTGCGCGTTTTCGCGACCTCATTAATGGCCCCTGCCGCGCCGCGTGCGCCTGTGACGGCCATGACCTCTCCCGTGGCTGCCGGTCGGTCCGCCGGGCCGCTCGTAGCGCTTGCCGCGCTGGACCACCTGCACCACCGTGCGCGGCGTGCGCGTCGGGAACCGGCCGGCAGGGTCGACGCGCGAGCGCGGACCGAGGTTGACGCCCCTAGCCATTACATTCTCCTGAGACGCCGCATCCCGGTGGAATAGCGCGGCCAGCGCCAACTCGCGTTGGTGCGGGCGCGGAACTGCGGGGTGCGATAGTTGCGCATCTTCGACTGCGGCCCGATCTGCCGCCCGATATTCTGGGGGCGCAGGATCCGCGCCATCTGTCAGCGATAATGACGGGCACGGATGCGACGGGCCCGGCGCGTCATGCGCAATCGGTGTGTGCGTCGTCTGGGCATCTCCGAACCTCCGTTGATCGGGTCTCTGTTTGTTCTAGGAACGCTATGCTCCGAAAAGCGTGCGTTCCTCGGCACCGACGAACAGGCGTTCAATGGTAAAGTCGGGCGAGTAACTGAGCATATCAAGCTCGCCCGAAAGTCCTTGGCCTGATATCATCTGCGGGTCCAACTTATACACCTGTCCGGGCACAAGTTCAAACGACACATCCTGCGTGCCGTTGGGGATGCCGCCGCCGGTCGTCGTGATGCGGCCATTGAACGATGCTCCCTGACCCGAGTAGTCGGTTACCTCCAGATACAGCCGTTTCCAATTTTTGATCGTCAGCCCCTGGATCCCCGATCCCTTGTAGGCCTTGGTCGCGAACCGCTTCGGCAAGGTCGGATCCGGGTTGGCAAACAGCTGATACAGGTTGGTCCCATCGGTGCCGTACGGCGTGATGACCGAGTCCTGCTCGTAGCTCGCGATATGCGTCAGGTGCAGGTTTTGGCTCGCGATCGACCACACTTCGCGGCCGCGCAGGTTGCCGTGCCACATCAGCAAGAGCGGCCGCCGCACGCCGAACGGATCCAAGAAACTGCCGTTGAGCAGCATGACCCGGAACCCGAAGATGGTCGCCGGGCAGATGGTCGGCTGGAATTCGTCGTTCTGCAGAGTCGTATAGAGCCGGGTGATCTTCTCGCCGATCACTTGAGCATCACCACCGAACATAAGATATACAGAACCCCTATGAGCAAGAGGATCGGTATCAGGTGGATGGAGGGGAGCCCCGTTGCCCATGACAAAATAACGGCCCCAATGACCGACAGGACGAGGAAACGCGTGGCCAATCTGGGGGTCAACATTCTGATAATTGAACACCGTTGAGTAAGGGCTCGCGACGGTGCCCTCGCCGGTCAGCTGGACGTTCGAGATCATGTCGGTCGACGAGTCGCCGAAGCAGAACAGATAACCCGCCGAGGCCGCCAGATCCATGTAGCTGTACACCAGCTTGTCGCCGAAGTAGCCGAACGCGCCACCGCCGCCCGAGGCCGAGAAATCCGCCCCGTTCTGCGGCGCCGAGTAGGCAATCACGTCCTTGCCGGCCACGAACAGCCGCTGCTGGTAGACCTCCATGGTGAAGATGCCCGGCAGCCCGACCGGCATGTAGAACGGCCCCAGCCCGGAAATGTCGGCGTTGGTCAGCCAGTCGGGGGCCGGATCGCCGGGGCTGTACAGATTGGTGCCGTCCCAGGCGTAGAGGCCCTGGGGGCTGCCAAACAGCACCCCGCCGACCTCGCCTGGCGTATTGCCGATCCACCGCGGCCGCCACACCTTGGCCGAGGCCCAATATTGCGGCGCGTGCGGCTCCCAGATCTGGCCGATATGGGTGACCTGCAGGGTATCAAGATCGACCTCGTCGACGGTACCGTCGGAGAGAAACATCCAGCCATTTCTGCCGGGAGGCGGCCAGTCGAGCGGCGGCGTCTTGTTCCCGTAAAAGCCGAAGAAGATACGCAGTATCGTAGTCCCGGCCGGCGCCGTGTATAGCACTGGACCATGGCCCCAGCAGGATCTCAGGCTGCCCGGCCCGATGGGAAAAAGGTTTTCGTTCCACCATAGCTCCTGATCGTCGATCGAGTGCCGCGGGACGAGCTGATTCAGCCCGGCCCACTGTTCCAGCATCATTACGCCGGGCGGGTTCGTTGATTGTATCGGCACTCTGATTCAACTCAGTAGCGATCCCGCCTGCGGTCGTCGCGATCACGCCGGCCGAAGTCCTCGCGCTCCTCGCGGCGCAGTTCCCGGCGGTCACGGTCGGTATCGCGGCGCAGTTCCTCGCGGCGCTCCTCCATGCGCCGTTTCACGACCTCGATCTGCCGGCTGAGCTCGGCGATCTCGTGGTGCATGCGCTGGAAGATCTCGCGTGATTCCTCGTGGGGGCGCTCGCGCCACTCGCCCATGCGGCGGCCCCAGTCGTCGGCGTAGCGCATCATGCCGTCGATGTCGGAGTGGTACATCGGGTCGATATCGCGGCGCATCCCAATGAGGTGGTCGCGGAAGCCACCCACCCGCCGGTCGAAGTCCATCCAGCGCTCGCGCATCTCCTCCGGCCGCCGGCCCGGACGCTGCAGCTCCGCCACCGAGCGCTGCAGCTCGATCGCGTTGCGGTGCGCCCGGTCCATCTCGCCCCACCAGCGCCGGCCGTCCTCGCGGCCCTCGCGGCGGTCATCCCGGTCGCGGCGGTCATCGCGGTCGACCCACTCGCCGCGCTCCGGGCTGCCGCGCAGCCGGCCGCCGCGCTCGCGCTCCCACTCGCCGCGGTTCCACACGTAGCCGGGGCCCTCCCAGCCGTCGCGCCACTCGCGGCCCCAACGGCGATCACCCCAGTCCCACGCGGTGCGGATGTGATCCCGCAACTCTCGGTGGTCGTCGTACATGCGATCAGCAAGCTCCATAGCCCGATGTAAAGGTTCCATAATCCGTTCCTCCTGCTGTGTCCTATCCTGTCGCGGCTCGGCAACAGGATGATGACTGTGCGTCCCGTTACGCCCCCGTTACGCTTCCTGGGCGTCGTCCGTAACGCTGCCCGTTACGTGGCTCGGAAGCGTAACGGAGCCGTCCGGCGTTACGGTGTGCACGAACGCCATGATGATCCTTGCCGCCAATGCCACGTCCGCCTGCGTAACGTAACCGATCTCGAATTTCGCAACGATTTCAATCATCTGCTTCGTCGTTACGGTAACGCCCAGGTACGCCGTTACGCCCCCCGTTACGGTCTCGTCGTTACGCGTTACGGTCTCGTCGTTACGGTTCCCGTTACGCGTTACGTCGGGTTCGTTACGGTCGCCGTTACGGTCCTCGTTACGCTTGGCGTTACGCTGGCGCTCGCGGTAACGGCGCTGGCGCTCGGCGTTACTGAGGGGTGCGTTATCGCGCAAGTGAACGACGTTGCCCATTTGCTATGCACTGCGCAGAGCGGCCCCGTACGGGGTCTGGATCATCTGCGGGCACACCACAGCCGCGCAAAACGGAAGATCACTGTTGAAAAGTTGTGCCATGGCCTGGGCGTCCTGAGCGCGCTGCTGCTGGATCAAAAGCAGCACGGCGGCCCAATAGCTTACCGCATCCTGCCACGGCTGGGGGATCGGCTCGGGGTCATTGTCGGTCAGAAGGTTGAGCGGGACGCACGTGCAGTCGACCTCCATGGGATTGCCTTGGGCAGGAATGGGGGCGAGGTAAAGAGCGCCGAGTTCGCCCACTCCGTACTGCGCGTACCATCCCGGCTCCGAAATCGTCCCGTAGAACGTGCCGTTGAAAATCCTGAATCGAGCTTGGAAATCGGTCCACGGTATCCGCCGCCAAGTGGGCTTCCAACCACCGACTCCGATCGCCACCGCCAGTGAACGTACCGCGAGGATAGTGTCGCACCCTGGGGCGGCCCGCTGGACGAGAGAGCGCCAGTCAGAAAAAGGGTATACCTCCTGCTTGGCGTGCGTTCGTGTGCCCATAGGAAGGACTCGAAGACACCCGGACGCGTATGCAATGCGACGGCGCGATCTGTTAACAAAATTTATCACCTGCGGCATGGTGAAGAACTGGCCGCCTGCATCGTTAAGTAGTGTCTGCGTGTCTGTGATGTAGCGGGCGAGCATGGCGTTTACCTGCTTGCCAAGGCCGGAGAGCATGATACAAATACGGTACGACAGACGGGTTCGAGCCGTCTGCCGCACCTGACCAACCACTGCTTTACAGGAGCAATGAGATGGCTGATTCCAAATACCCCAAAATTGTCGAAAACGAAACCGGTCCCAACGGGCATCCCGTCGGGTACGACGCCAATGGCGACTACGTTGAGTGGATTCCTGACGACGACGAAATGAACGATGGCAAGCCGTGGGCGATGATCATGCGCCGCAACGACAAGGCCATCAGTGAGGAATACCGGAGGCTTTGGGACAAGGTCTGGTGGAATCGCCACATGTCCCGCTGTCCGACCGGAGATCCCAATAAATGCCCGCGAGAGCAGCCCGGCTGCGATCCGGCACGTGCGCTCGTAGACAGATACGGGCTGAAATTCCTTGGTCCAGGCGATCAGGTTGAGTGGGGCATCACTCAAGGCAAGATGATGGCGCTTGCCTGGGTGCACGGATCGGATTGGGAAGACTCGGGGAGCACCTGAGTCATGCCCAAAAGAGCCAAGCCGTCGCAGCTCACTGCTGACATGCTGCGCGAAGAGATGCGCTATGACCCCGAAGACGGAAAACTTTGGTGGATCAAACGTGGCCCCAAGCGGCGCCTTGACCGGCCTGCAGGCACGATCGCAGTTCGCGGCCGCCACGGCGAAGATCCCATGGTGGTGATCGGCATCAAGGTCGCGCCTGGTGTTTACGAGAAGCACTACGGGCACCGACTGGCGTGGCTGTGGATGACCGGCGCTTGGCCTGATCCCGAAGTGGACCATGCGAATCAGAACACGCTTGATAATCGGTGGTCCAACTTGAGAGAGGCCAACAGATCGCAGCAGGGAGCGAACAGAATTGTGCGTCCGGACAAGCTTAAAGGCGCTTATCGAGCGTCGACCAAGTCGCCTATGTGGTTCAGCCATATCATCAAGGATGGCAAAAAGGCTTACCTCGGCCTTTTTGCCACCGAGCAGGAAGCTCACGATGCGTTCGTAAAAGCCTCCAAAGAGATTCATGGCAAATTCCACCGGGCTTCCTCAGAACGCCTGACCGCCGATAAGTCCGTTGACGATGGCTCCGGTCGACGGTTTCGAGGCGACAAGATTCAACGCCGTCAAAGTTAACCCCACGGATGCAATCTGGCCTTGTGGAATCGTCGAGTACCACCCGGTCCACGCGAAGTTGGCATCTTCGTGAATAACTAGTGTTATATATTTGGAATTGAAGAAAAATGCGGTGCCAACAGGGCAATTGAGGTCAAAAAATATCGGAGTGTCGCCCAAAAGAAGGCCGCGGAACCCAGAGTTGACGGGGTCGTCCTTGCCCCATCGCGTGCTGGGATCGTTGTTGTAGCGCTCGACGCTGATGAAATCGGTCATCAAGGTCGTCCAGTCCTCCACGGACATCACGACGAAATCGATCGCCTCGCCGCCGGCATTCTTGGCGGCCTGCAACAGGAGCGGAATGAACCCCACCCGCGTCAGCCGTGATCCCGCGTTATTGACGACGAGGCCCTGCCACATTGGATAGACCTCGCGCGATAGCCCGCCGTATACGGGCGCAGTGATCGCATTGCCGTACGCGTCCAACAGCCCGAACATCCTCAGGACGTTGCCGCCGTTGGTCGTGAACAGCGCCTCCGCCAGCGCCATCAGCGCCGAGTTCTTGAGGTCGTTGAGCTTGAGCATCAGCCTGGAGGCGACCGCGATCGCGTCCTGAGTGACCAGCTGCTCCAAACCGAAAGATGTCACCGGAGTTGCTAAAGCGCATAGATTGAACTCCGCATTCACCGTAGCGGCGACGTCCTGTGGAATGTTGAACTGGCCTGCGGGCCCAATCCAAGACGACTGCACGTACTGGCCGGTCTGGACCGGCTGGGTATAGGGGCTGACGCCGCCGCTCGCCCGGATTGCGTTTCTCAACAATAGTGCCAAAAGCGGGTTCTGGCGGTAAATTAACACCACAACCATTTGGGCGAAAACACGGCGAACCGTGGCCTCTAATTCAAGACCGATCGGTCCAGAGGGAATGAGTCCAGAGCCGAGCAGTGGCATTATACTACCTCCTTACAATCCTTTTCAGAATTCCTGATTTTTGGCTTTCGCTTCATCGCGATAGATCGCGCCGAGGATTTCCTTGTGGGCCCACGCCTCCGGATCCTTGGCGATTTCGGCAAAGCCCTGCTGCTTGCTGTGGTTCCAGTGATGATTGGCATAGGCGTCGCCGGGATCGGTCGGCCGCGGCTTCTTGGCGGCCCGGTATTCGGCCGCGACCTCGTAATCGCCGACCTTCTTTTCGATCATGAGGTCTTCCAGCTCCTTCATCTCGTCGTCGTCGAGATTGTGGGCCTTCCTCACGCGCTCGCGCTGCGCCTTGTATTCGTCGTCCTCGGCGGCGCGCTTGGCGGCGGCGCGCTCCTCGTCACGCTGGCGCTTCTCCTCGTCGAAACGTTGGTTCACCTTTTGTTCAATGTCGTATTCAGGAATCTGTAATGTTGGATATTTCTTCTTGATCAGCGCTTTGGCCTCGCCGGAAAGCGAGGGATCATTGTAAATCGTCTCGACGAAGTCCGCGACCTGCCGGCGCTGCTGCAGGAAATTGTATTCCTCGTCGTCTATCTGCCGTGGCATCAGTCTCGCTCCTCGTACCAGCGCCCCTTGATCCCGCAGAAGTCATCGGTGAACCGGATGAAATGGATCTGCATTTCGTGCACCGGCGCGGTCCCGACGATGATCTCAACGGCGCGCGCGACCTTCGGGTTGTTGCAGTGCGCGACGCCATTGTTGACGTAGTAGCTGCAGTCGATGCAGAACGGCCCGGCCATCAGCTCGACTCCGTCGACCGTTCTCCGCGGGTACGGCGCTCGCGCGGCTCACGTGGCTCACGCGGCGACACGAAGCGCTCCTCGATCTCGTCCTTTTCCTTCTCAGGCTCGCGCATGCGGCGGATGATCTCGTGGAACTCGCCCTCCACGACGACTTGCGCTTCCTTGCCGCCTTCAAATTCAATGATTGTGTAAGGATCATCGCGCCGGCGCGCCCGCACGAACGCGACCTCATCGGGGTTGATGGCAACGTAATCGCCATGTTCTCCCCTAAACAGAACGAAATCTGCCATCCTTTTGACTCCTAGTTCATATTTGACTTGCCGACGATCCTTGGCTGAAGAGGCACGCCGCCCTCAGGACGGGGCACAACGCTCGGGATTGCGCCCCATTCTGAAACTTCTGATTGAGTGTCAACCTGAAGTATCGTTCTAGGTGGTGTCTCAGGTGGGGCTGTAATGGGTGGATCATATGACCGATTTTGGGCCACTCTAAGTCTCCTTTATGGTCGCCGTCACTCATGACCCCGGCATCGGCGCTGACGGCATCGGCGCCTGTGGCTGCCCGCCGCCGCCCTGCTGGCCGCCTTGGCCCTGGCCTATGCCGCGGACGCCCTGCAGCATCTGGATCAGCGGCGACTGCTGAATGCCGCGCAAGAGATCCATGACCTGCGTCATCTGTACCCCCGCGGTCGGTGCGCCCTGCGGAATGTGCCGCGACAGCTGCTGCGCCGCCCGCAGCGCCGCGGTATGGCTCGGCGTGCCCGATTGCAGTCCCGGCAAGGCCTGCTGGATCAGGTCGATCGCCGTCTTGATCTTCATCAGTGCGTCCGCCTGGTTGCCGGGACCGGGCGCCGATTGCTGGGGGGCCTGCCGGGCGCGCTGCAACGCCGCCAATACCGGCCCGCCGGCCGGCTGCATGCCGCCCTGGTCCTGACCGCCGCCGCCTTCTGCCGGCCCCGCTCCGGCGTCTGGCGCGGCATCCTGTGCGCCGTTCACGTCAGACATGGCTCATGCCCAGTAAGACCGCCCCCGCCGCTGTGTGGGCGGTGTAGGGGACGCGACGGAGGCAGCCGTACGCCTTCGGTGGGAGTGGGGAGGTAACCGCCGAAGTGGCACAACTTAGCGCTGAACGCATCCGGTTGCAACTCAGCGCTTGCCACCACCGCGGCCGCCGCGCTGCTGGCGGTGCTCCGGCAGCCCGATGACCTCGCGGACCAGTTCTTCCTTTTTCTCCTGCTGGGCGGCCTCGCCCGCCGCTTTCTGGCGCTGCCTGAGCCGGGCGAGCAGCAACTCGGCGCCCGGCGGGTGGAGCATGTGAATCAAATCCTGGCCGTCGATGGCCCCGGCACGGGCGAGTGCGATCGCCACCTGCCGGTTGTCCTCCTGGAACGCCGGCGATGCCGAATGGCTGTCGACCTGCACCTGATAGTTCTCCGGCAAGTCCGAGGCGAGAAACTGCTGGCCGTTGTCGGTACGGTAAATGGTCGGGTCCATCGCCTGCATGATGCGCAGGCACAGGTAGCCGGTTTCGGCGAGCTGGCGCTCGATGCGGGCGGCCTGATCGATCAGCCGTGGGCTCGACGTGCGCACCAGGGTCTGGGCGTGAACGCCGGCCCTCACGCCGGGTTCGCCCTGGCCGCCCATGATGGGGGAGAACCCGGACGCCTCATCGAACATCTTCCACAGGAATTCGAGTTCTTCGAGGTATCCCTGCGGCGGCGGATCGACGAGCTTGCTGGCCTTGGCGTTGGGGTTGGGGTCGTTCAGGAATCCGCCCTCCGACATGACCTTTAAATACATTTCTTCGGTCACGCCGGTGAAGCCCGAGAACACCTGCGGCGCGACTACGTTGCGGTCCCACATCACCTTGATGTCGCGCAGCCGTTTGTTGAGAATGTCCTGCAGCATCTGCACATCGGCAATGACGCTGCGGCCGAAAAAATATCCCGGGGTCGGCTCGGCCTGCACTTTGATGAATGGACACCGTCCGGGCACGCGGCTGAGATTCCGCCGCTTGTAGTCGCCTTCGATCACGATGTCCGGATAGGCGAGCTGCACCGTCGTGTAATCGCCGTCGCGGTCGGGATCCTTGATCCACAGTTCGCACAGCCTCACGGTCGGGGAGAACTTGCGCTGCGGTCGCCACGGCGTCGGGACGGGGAACACGGACACGATGCCGGCCGCTGACGGCGGGTCATTGACATTCCCCAGAGGCTGAAGACCGCCGACCACCATTTGGTGCAGATAATTGGGTTCTTCCGAATCGCGGTCATGCTGGCGGGCCTCCGAGATCCGCGCGATGATCTCCTTGGCTCGCGGGTGCTCGTCCTGTTCGAGTGTGGCACGCAACCGCGATACGGTGGGATAGGAGACGTGGCAGAACGCCTCCTGTTCTTCGATGTTGAGCACAGTCTCGGACAGAACTCCGAAATTCTGGGGATGCACCGCGGCCATGCGGAAGCCAAAGTCATGGGGCCTGACTTTTAGCAGTTGGATGCCGTTCACAAGACTCCATTTCACGGCTTCGGCGAAAGTGATGTCCGAGTCGGTCTGCCGGAAATCGGCTGTCAGCTTTTCTCCGACCAGCTGGGCGCGATCCAAGACATCCGTTGGCTCGCCGCTATCAAATACGACATTGAAGCGCACATCAGTCGGCTGCATGAGGAAGCCAGCCAGCTTATCGCAGAATGGCTTGCATTTGTTGTAGATGCTTGCACGCGCGTCATAGCTCCCCATAAAATAATATTGCGTACCTCTTGTATACACGAGCCCTCGATCGCTCGCGGACGCCATGCACTCATCTGTGAGTTCTCGGCACCACTCCGTCATGTCCTTTGGTTTGGGGATCTTCAGCATAGGACTGTTCTTGTGCTATAAAGCGGGACGGCAACGGCTCCTTCAAAGCCGCCGCCGCCCCTAACCACAACTCCTGTTGCCGAGGAGCATGGCTGATGACTTTTACCACGGAAGAACAGCACGAGCGCCGTAAGGATCAATGGCGGCGCTACTATCACAAGAACAGAGAAAAAATTCTCTCGAAGCGCTCTGAGGAAGACGAGCGCGAGCGCCGCCGGGCGGCTGGTAAACTTTATTGGGAGAAAAACAAGGAAGAAATTCTTGCAAAGAGAAACGCCAAGCCGCGGACTGACGAGGTGCGAGAAAAAGCTCGCCTGTACGCCCAGGGCTACCGGGCGAAGAACCCGGAGAAGCATAGAGAAGCGGGGAGAAGACACACTGCAAAAAATCCGGGAAGATCGTGGGATCTTCTGCAGCGCCAGCAAGAAGCGAAAGCGGGAAGACCTAGGGCCACCCACTGCGAAATTTGCAATGTAAAGGACAGCGGCCGCGGAGCTACCACAGGCACCAAGGGAAACCGTATTGCTTTCGATCACTGTCACAAAACGGGTGCCTTTCGCGGATGGATCTGCAGCAACTGCAACAAAGCTTTGGGTCTCGTCAAAGACAACACGGATCTCCTCAGAAAAATGATCGAGTACTTGGAGCAATTTCAATAAACGCGAAGGCTCTTGCGTTTAGAAAGCGCAATCAAGTCCGGTTCAACTCCGTTCTTTATGTTGCTATGCAGGACATCCAGCCCGTTACCGTGCTTGAGCCGCGACGCACGGCCGGCTGTAAGCGCCGCCGCCATGGTGTCCTGGGCGATGCCCCAGAAGCTGCCGTTTTGGCTCTGGTCCTTATAGCGGACCGTGGGCGTGCCGCCCTGCTTGCCCTCGACCTTGGCGTCGGCGACGCCGTAGTCCTTGGCCATGATATCCTCGGCGATCTTGACCGCCTTGGAGCGGTCCGAGCCGCCGATTGCAATGGGCTGAAATTCCTGTTCGGTCACCGCCGAGCAGTGCGGGCACTCCGGGGGCGGGGCGTCGTAGTCTTTCAGTTCAAGGGTGACTTGCAGGAATTTGCCACAGCTATTGCAGCCGTACGTCCTTCTTATGGACATTGATGCGGTCCTTCACGTCGCTGAGCACGGCCTTCGGATGACGGCCGCCCTCCACTTCGGAAAATCCCCACATCAACGCGTCACTGATCACTGCCGCCGGCGCATCCATCCTGGCCAAGTCGTCCGCCCACTCGTTCGCAAGCTTGATGGCGTCGGTAAGTCTCATAGGCAACATATTCGGTTGCCTGAAAACGTCTGTCAACGCCTGCACGAGCCTGAGTCGCATCAATGACTTTTCCCGACTTCCTCTTCCAACCCGAGGGCCATCTGTTTCATTTTCTCCGCTATTTCGTCTCTGGAGAGATCCGAGCACTTTTCGAAAATGCAGATACACATCCACACGAGCAGTGCTACGGCAGATTCAGGATCCGGAGCAGTGGCTACGATCCGATCGGCCATATCCGCAACGTCATTCGCATTGTATTCCGCCTCTGGCATCAGAATGTCTCCTTGCGCTGGCGGCCCCGGGCGTACATCTTTTGCGTCGCTTGGCTGAATGCATAACTCAGCACGGTGCCGATGTCGCCTTTCGGCGGCGCCTCGTTCACCGACGCCCATGTCAGATTGCGGGCCACCAGTCCGGGCCGGATCCATTCGATCCATGCGTGGTGCGCCAGTACCATGGCTGACACGAGGTCATCGCCCTCGCCGGTGTCGGGACCGGCACCGATGCGGCCCTCGTCGTATACGATCGCCTGCATCTGCTGCACCAGCCGGGTCGAGCGGATCTCGATCCGGCGCAGCATCAAGCTGTCGCGCAGCTCGGAATAAATCTGGTGTTTGTTGTCATAGTTGGTCTTCCAATTGATGACCGATCCGGCGCCGCCCATGGTGTCGGCGCGCTTGTAGAGAAACCAGCGCACATTCCCGATCATGTCCAGAATGTTGCCCTTGGCCGGATCGGCCTGCAGGATCCCGCGCTCGGCCAGCTGGCGCAGGTTGCGGACCTCCGGCATCACCGCGGCACCGACGCCGGTAACTTCGAGATTGGCCATGTGATCTTTGTAGGCGCCGCCGAGGTGCGACAGCACCCACGCCAGCTGGTAGGTCAGCGGCTTGTTTGAACTGAACTCCGCCACCTGCACCAGCCGGTCAGCGTAGCAGCGGAACACCTCTATCGCATGCTCGTCGGCGTCCCCGCCGCCTCCGCCGGATGGGTCGATGCCGATGACGTACTTTCCGGGAGAGACGTTGGAAATGAACTGGCCGTTGCCGTCGCGCTCCTGGATCGCTTCGTTCTGCGGCGGCTCCCAGACCTTCAGGTTGACTTCATCGCGATTGGTGGTCTGCTCGATGTGAGACGACAGGAACCGTTCCTCGAACGCGTAGCGGTAGCCCTTGTATGGCGGGCCTTCGGCGAGCGTCTCGGCGATCTCCAACGTGCGCTTGGCAGGGAAGAAGCCCGAACCGGACGCGATGAAGCACTCGCGCTCATGCCAAGGGTAGTGACGCAGCATGTACTCTTCGGGCTTGAATTCGGCCTCACGACGCCACCAGGCAATAGCTTCTGGCGCGATCGTGTGTTTGTACTCCTGCTTAACAAACTTGGCGCGCGCGATCTCGTCTTCGGTCAGCGTGCCGCCGTCCCAATAAATCTTGAAGTCGGGATCGCTCTTCTCGATGCGGTAGGTCGGGTTGCTCCAAAAGCCGAGGAAGATAAAACGCTGGTGCCGGTCGACCTTGGCCTGTTGGCATGCGTTATAATACCAATTGAAACCATTCGAAATTGATTCGAAAATATAAAGTCGATTTGGATTCTTCCGCGCCAGTGAGGCGCGCAACGATTCAACACCAGACAGCGATCGCCACAGCGAGCACTCAGTTGCATGAAGAAGGTTAAGTGCGCGGCTAGCACCAAGGTCGGGATTGCTGCCGGCTGCCAGCAGGTCGATCGTGCTCCTATTAGCGAACGCCATGCCGTTTCTGTTGTTGACGAGTAGCTTGTGCTCGGCAGCGCGCCACTGCGGCGGCAATGTTTCCAATAGGTCGGCGAAGATCCGGCGGAGCCGTTCGAGGTTATCGGTCCGATCTGCGACGATTGCGCCTTGCGTGCCGGGGATCGACAGCGCCCACAGCAATTCGATGACAGAACATACGGTGGTGCACGCGACCTGTCTGCATTTAAGAATTACAAATTCGTGGACGTCTTCCTCAAGACCTTTGCAAATCGTGTCGATGACGATCCGCTGGGACAGCCACGGCTCGACGCGGGTCTTGCCTTCCTCCTTGGTCGTGATCGAGACTGCGCCAAGAAGATCATAGATCGCCGTGCGGATCGCGCTCATTCCGGGGGCTGCATGTGGTCGCCGTCCCGGCGCATGAACTGGCCGCCGGGGACGTACGTCGGGTTGCGCGGCTGGCGCTGCTGGGCGAGCGTCTGCTCGATACGCGCGAGGCTCGCGGCGATCGCCCGCAGGCTGGCGGCCAGCGACTCAAGATGCGGCGCGCTGTAGCCGTTGCTCACACCTTCACCCGGCGGTCGTTTGCCCATTGCCATAGGCGCTGCGGCCGGCAGCACACATCATCCGCGAACTCCATGAATGAACCGTAATCCATGGTGCGCAGCGCGAGCGCGATATCGTCGAGCCGGCCGATCGGTGGCGGCACCGCCTTGCGCTTGTTCTCGCTGATGATCTCAAGCGCAGCCACCGAGCGCGCTTGCGGCGGCGCGTACTTCAGCGGCTCTGGCACCGGGGTATAGTCCCGCAAGGTCGGAAACCAGTTACCGATCACGCCGGTCTCTCCAGTCACGGTCGCGATCCCGGTCGCGGTCTCGATCGCGCAGGCGGTCGTATTCGCGTTCGCGGCGCTCGCGGGCGATGCGCTCGTTTTCCTCCTCGACGAAGCGGCGCTGCTCGACCTCGCGGCCGAGCTCGCGACGGTACCGCACGAGCGGTGCACTGGTGCCGCCGGTGTCGTCTTCCTCCTCGGGCGGGATGCCGCCAAGGCCGGAGCCGGGGCAGAACGAATCGCCAGGCCACAGCCCGGTGCCGACCGGGCCGGTATAACCGCCCTGGCAGCAGCCCGTGGTGGTGTCGTACGGCCCCATGGGTGCGCCAAACTGCACGACGGGCAGGGAAACCCACTGGTTATTGGGCCACACCGGCGGCGGGCACAGCGGACTGGCGAGCACGGGCGGAAGGGGTTGGTTCGGATTCAGGGACTGGACGACAGGCGTCTGCATGGTTGCGGTCTCCAGGGAACACCCGTATTATACCCCGGACGGCTGCCTTGCGCTAGGCAGCTCTGTCGGTACTTCGGAGAACTTGGCCCCACGGCGAATCACGTGGGGCCATTTTTCTTTTTGCCAGGCATGAGGCGTGCCGTGAAACGCCATCGGTGTGCGCCCTTGCGGAACAACTTGGAACGGTAGAGCACCATCTGCTGTTCTTTTGCGATCGCCTCAGCTTTCTCGCGGGAGCCATAAGCGATTGGCAGCCAGCCGCCGGTCAGCCATCCTGATTGCGGACCGCTCTTTTCCGGCCACTCGCACCATACGCCCCAGCGCTCGCGCTTAGGTTTCTCCGTCATTGTCATCGCCGTCGTCACCATTGTCGCGAGCGCGGCGCTTTTTCGGCAGCCGCACACCGTCGAGGATCACCGTCGCGCGATAGACGCGCACCGCGAGCTCCGGGCCCACGTGGATCCACACGCGATGGCCGTGCTTCGGATCGCGGGTGATTTTGATCTCCACAACTTCATCGTGCGTGTCGAACATCAGTCGATCCGCCTGATTCGAGCGATGAAATCAGCGGTGTCGATATCGCCATTCCAGTACGTCATCAGCGCCTCGTGATTGACGTCAATGAAACGGCGAACCTGTTCGGCAAGTGCCGACGGTATCGGCTCGCCGGCAATACGATAATCAGGGATCGTCATCACCGAGGACTTGCCGCCGGCTATGAAGCGCCCGGGCGGATCGATAGCGATCTTCAAGCGCGGACCATGCCGTTCGCTGACATAGCCCTTGGTGCTCGCGAACAGCGTGTTGGCAATTCCGGTATGCCTTTTTGACAGCGAAACCATATCGGCATCTTCTTCTGTTTGGTCTTCCAATGTCACGTCACTCATGATCCACCTCGATCGCAGCGATGCGTTCGGCCTGTTCGTCTATCAGGACGGAATTGTTGACGAGGATCGCGTCCTGCCGGTACAAGCTGCGCCGCACCTCCTCGCGTAATGTCTGGATGTCGGCGTTCAGCGCACCGAATCCAGTGTGCATCTGGTGGCGAAGGAGGCCAAGCTCTTCCGTCAATGCATCGAATCGGCCGATGTTATCGGCAAGCTTGCGCTGGATGTCGCGGAGAATGCGCATCGCCTCGGCGGGAAATATGACGTCAGTCATCTGATTTCCCCTGTTTGTGCGGAAGGATGTTGTCTTTGTTTTCTTCCAGATGCCGCCGGCGCACCTCGGCGAGACGCTTGGCGTAGCCGGGTGACCGGTCGTACATCATCGCGAATAGCGGGCTTTGGCTGTAAATTTCTTTGGTGATGGCGCGCACTTCCGGCGACAGGCGATCGTGCAAGCGGTCCATCTCTTCCATTATGAGTTGCCAGCGGCGTTCTTCCTCGAAGTCTCGGGTCATGGCTGGTCGATCCGATTTTCAATGTCGTCCAAGCGGGTTTGGATCGCGCTCAAGATCGTATTGGTTTGCGCATTGGTAGTGTTGATGGCGGCCAGTGTAGCCGCATTTGCGGCGCCGAGAGCAAGTTGCTGACGTAGCAAGTTTTCGATCTCACGGCGGTGTTCATCGAATAGCTCTTCAATTCGATCGAAGCGCTGATCGATTGCGTCGAAGCGGACGTCAACGGCTTCGAAGCGCGCGTCAACGGCTTCAAAGCGAGCATCGATCGCATCAAATCGCCGAGTGTGTTCTTCATCCGTCATCTCATCTCCCCTTTTATGCGGTCAGTCTCCCAGACTGGCATGTCCACTCCCAGTCAACAACCACCATGTTGACATAGCAGCCACGCCATAAAGCATACACATACTCCGTTGACATGACAAGAGGCAACAGGTACTCTGTTGTCATCAGAGCAAAGGAAGACACCGACATGAAAAATCTCGTCATCGTCCGCCGCGCCTTCAGCCAATACACGCCAGTCGCAAGCTACCTCGGCCGCTCGCGCCTCGACGCACTGCTCGTCGCCATGAAAATGCAAGCTGACAACAATGACGGCGAATACTTCGTGCGCACAACCGACGAGCCTGACTGGAAGTCGCCAAGCAGCTACCAGCAATCCGGCCTTGACTATCTCTGACACCGGCGGGGGCTACGGGCCCCCAAGCCGCCCACCAAACAAACAAGGTTGCGTCACCCAACCTACTCACCGTGAGTAGACGCACCTACGCAACCACCAACCCCCATGCACCCACAGCGGGCATCTAGCAAAGAAGGCTCATAGAGGACCCTTAACGTCTCTCGGACTGCAGTGCGCGCAGCGCTCCGAGCCCCATGCGATATTCCCATAGGAAAATTTTCTGGTGGTATACCAGTAGGGGAACGAACCGGGGGGCCATGGTTTGTTCGAATCTGGGATCACCACTCAAGGCACTCACCACCAGGGCGGTGGCCAGATCTTCCGCTCTTCCTCAATGCGGGCGATCTCCTTTTTGGCGTCCTCCACCCACTCCTCGTAGCGAGCGCGCTCCTCGGGAGACAGGTCACGCTCCTTGAGCTTCTTCATGAAGTATTTCGCACGCGACCGGGCTGGCTCGGGGTTTTGGTGCACCCTCCGCACCGCGGCTTTGATGCTTCGCGACGTCATGTCGACTCTCCTGGCTGGTGATGTGGTGATGTGGTCAATGTGGTCATGGATAAACTCTTATGTAATTTTGAGGTAGTGCGTTACCCCCTCGCGCGTATTTTTGCGGGAGAACAGAGGTATCATAGGGTAGGAAGTAAATTTAGGAGTTTAAGGATGACCACAACGACCACATCACCACATCATTTTGGTTAGAGTGGAAGATTGTCGATGTCACTCGTGTCGGTGGTGTCGACGGGGTTCTCGAACGGGTGTGAGTTCAGTCGCCCGATGCCGTCCGAAGCCTTGCTGGCGGCGTGCGCCGCGGCGATCCGCTCGGTCTCTGTCAAGTCTTCCTTGGCATAGACTGGTCCGGTGACGGAGCTGCCGTTGTGGTCACGGCCGAACGACCACCGCCACTTCGTCTTGGGATTGTTGCTTCCGGGGTTCTTCACCGGCGTCATGCCGCAGTCGCGGAACCGGTGCCCGATAAGCCTCCGGTTGGCTCGGTCAGTGAGGAACTGGTGGAACGTTCCGGTGGCGTTATTGACGACCGCCCGCAGCGTCACCGCATCGGGACTGTCCATGCCATCGAGAAGCTCTGCGAGATCGCCAGCTTCGTGGGCCAACGCGCCGCCCACCATGTCGTACCAAGCCTCCGTTCGCGGCGGCGGCACTTTGGAGTTCCATTGCGAGATGTCGATGCTGTGCAGGTAGGCGGCGACGTGAGCCCACGCGTGAGCTTCCGGCCTTTTGTACCACATCCACAACCGGTCGCAGCGGTCGGCGATCTCTTCGTCCCGCTTCTGATCGGTCCACGCCACATAATAGCGAGCATCATCCGGTGGCAGGTACATGCCGTCCGTCAGATGATTTGTGGTGATGATCACCGATGTGATGTTGGGGATCTCGTAGGTTGGCAGGTTCTTCTCGTCGATCGTCAGCATTTCCGGCGGCGCCGCCACGTAAGACTTCATATTGCTGTAGAACTGAAACTTGTTGATCCCCATGTCGCGGGCTTCGGAAATCCGAAGGATCACCGACTGGAAGAACTTGTTGAAACGCGTCAGGATCTTGTCGGGTTCGATGCTCGCGAAATTCGATGTGCCGACCGCGTAGCGAACCGGTGCCAGGATCGTATCCTTGCCGATCCGGGTAGGCCCGCCGAGAACCAGGGCATGGTTGATCTTCTCGCCCGGCTTCTGCACACGATGCGCTAAGTAGTGAAGGATATGGGTGGCGTCGTTGGGGTAGATTTTGTGGAGCAGCGCGAGCCAGAATTTCGCGGCCTCCGGGTCGCCATCGCGGGGATCGATATAGGGCGGGCGATAAAGATTGTAGCAGTCCCATCCTTCTTCCGGGACCCACTCTCCGCCGGAGAAGTGCTCGTCCCTGACAACCTCTGGCTTTCCGGGGTCCCAGACCATCTGCTCGACATGCTGGAAGCGGTCGAGCCACTTGGAGGCCTTCATGCCCTCGATCTTACCGAAGCGATTGTCGATGGTCGCGGCAGGCCAGGTCTGGCCGTTCAGGCGATGAATGTATCTGCGGGTGGGCGCATGCGCGAAAAAAGCGTCGATCGTAGCGCACCACGGGATCTCGGCGAGCGGTTCTCCCCACTCTCCACCGATGCCATTTGATGATTGCTTTGCTGGGTGCAATAAGGGTATGTTTGACATGCAAATGCCTCCCTTGCGAACGCGGGTTGAGGTTGACTAGGCGGTCCCCGATAGCCAGCAAGCGAAGGGGACCGCCTATTATCTTGCTCCAGTCCGGTGCCCGACGTCCACCGAAATGCGGTAGGGTATCCCCATGCGCCCGCTGCGCCCGTTCTCCGATAGACCGTGGATTATCATCGACCCGTGGGGCTTCGACATCATCGACCCGGTGACGCGCGACCGCGTCGGCTTCCAGCCGGTGCTGCGACCCGGCGAGGTGTCGCCGTCGCCACCGGTACCGACCGTCCCGGGTGCCGTCGTGACGTTCACGACCACCGGGCCGTACGTCGCCCCGCCTCGTCTCCTGAATGCGCAGGTCGAAGTGTTCGGCGACACTTACGAAAGCGCGACGTTGAGCGCTGCCGACATTGGCCGCTCGCAGCCGGTCCTGATCGGCGCCGGCGTGACCAACTTCGGAACGCTGGTGACCACGAGCGGCGAAGGGAGCTGCGTCATCACTGAAACGCTGATCGCGCCATGAGCACCGGCCGCGAGCGCGTTGTGACGCTTTTGCCGCTTGGCGAATACGACACCGGGCCGAGGATGGTCGACCCGCACCGCGTGATCGCGGATCCGTGGGGCTTCATGCTGTGCGACCCCACCACGAACGAGGTCGTCGGCCGTCCCGGGCTGTGGTGCCACCGCTGGTTGGGCAGCCATTGGGTAAACGACACACGTCGGCTATAATGCGGCGTGCCTCTGACCCGCCGATATGTTCCTGAAAAGCCACCCGAAGAGACCAGCATTTTCGGGGCGGATTTCTCGTTCATCATCCCGCCCGGGGTCGGCATCGCGTCCGGCAGCCTCGATATCTGGACCAACACGCCCGGCAATGTCGTCGACGCCAACGCCGACTGGCAGAAGGGCGAGGTGTTCCACCGCGGCCGCGCGCTGTACTGCCTGCTGACCGGCGGGGTGCTCGGGACCGACTACCAGCTGCGCTGGTACGCTGTGGACACCGACGGCAACACCTGGCCGCGCTACACCACTGTGCTGTGCTCTTGGACAAGCTGAGTACAACCCATGGATGATTTTGTACTCTCCGTACGCCAAATAAGTGAATTTCCGCTGAAGGCCGCTGCGGCGCCCACTGACGCGGTTCTGCTCCAGGCCAATGGTCTGGGAGGTCCCTACCAGTTCTCGACTTCCTACGGGCTTGTAACGGGCGCCTTGGACTGGCAGGGGGCCGACCTCGGTGTCGGCATTCCGCTGCCCGGCGATGCCGAGAACAGCGGCGTCATCGCCATCCTGATGTCCGCCGGCTACTACTGGTTTAATGTCTACAACAGTGCATTCGGACCGCGCTATCTAGCGTCCGGTGCTGCCGCTCTTCTGGGCCTTGATCAGCCGTCGGGCGTATTTCAGCTGGCGATCTATCCGCCGGGACCTGCTGGCGGCCTGCTGCCCACTATCGGCGTCGACGACTTCCTGCCGCGCGGGGGGCAGTTTCAGGTCCTGCCCGACGGCATGGTGCTCGTCCCCTATGAAACCGTGCAGGTTGCCCGTGATCCCCATGAGCCGCTCGAAGTCGCCACCAAGCGCTACGCCGACGCCATTTACGACCGCCTTCATGACCTGTGGGAGGACGACACCGTCCACTCCTTCAACGGCCGCCACGGCGTGGTTACGCTGCGCCTATCAGACATACTTGAGGCAGGCGGCGCTCCGATCGACTCTCCGGACTTCACCGGCATTCCGCACACGCCGGCACCGCCATTCGGCAACGACAGTGACCGGATACCCAACACGCAGTGGGTGAATGCCGCAATCGCCGCGGCGGTCGCCGAGGGCCTGACCGACGTCGTCGACAGTTTCAACGGACGCCGCGGCCACGTCGAGCTCAGGCTCGACGACATCACCGACGCTGGTGGTGCGCCCATCCACGACCCGGAATTCATCGGCGATCCGCGCGCGCCGACCCCGCCGCCGTTCGATGACTCGACCCGACTCGCCACCACCGAGTGGATACGTCTGTGGGCACTCGACGAGGGCGTCATTAGCTGGAACGGGCGTCATGGTCATGTCGAGCTGCGCTTGGACGACATCCTCGACGTCGGTGGGGCCCCCATCCACGATCCCAATTTCACCGGGCACCCGACTGCTCCGACTCCGCCGCCGATCTCGGATGACGCGAGCATCGCAACCACAGCATTCGTCAAGCATTTCATCAGTCAGAACATTGCCGGCGTCGCGACATTCAACGGCCGTATGGGGCACGTCATCCTGCGCCTGGACGATATTCTGGATGCCGGCGGAGCGCCGCTGCACTCGCCGCAGTTCACCGGCACGCCGACCGCGCCCAACCCGCCACGCCACGACGTCAGTCATCGCCTGGCCACCACCGAGTGGGTGCACGAGCATTTCGAGCACCGCCATTTCCAAAACCTCGTGCGGTCTTTCAATGGCCGCCACGGCGACATCATCCTCGAACTGAACGACATCATCGAAGCGGGCGGAGCACCGCTGTTCAGCCCCGAGTTCGAGGGCCGCCCGTCGACGCCGACCCCGCCGTTCGAGTCGTGCGACTTCTCGATCCCGAATACGCATTGGTTCTGCGAGCATCTCGAGGAAATCCGGGACTGGATCTCCGACACCGTGGTGACCTTCAACGGACGCCGCGGCCACGTCGAGCTATTGCTCAATGACATCATTGCCGCCGGTGGCGCGCCCATCCATTCACCGCATTTCATCGGCGATCCGCGCGCGCCGACCCCGCCCGCGGGGGATGCCAGCGATCGCATTGCCACGACCGAGTTCGTCCGGTCCGCGATTGAGAAGAATCTGCCCCGGGAAGGCCCGCCAGGACCGCCTGGACCGCGGGGGCCGATGGGGGCCTCGTTCCGGTTCAAGTCCCCGGTGCCGCGCTGGGAGGACCTCCCCGAGCACGGCAACGAGGAAGGCGACGTCCGCATGGCCGAGGATTCCGGCATCGGCTACGTGTGGACCTGCGAGCACGAACGCGAACACGACCACCATGGCCGCTCCGGCCGCATCGCTCCGATCCCGCCCGAGCCCGAGGAACCCGAATGCCACTGGTCCGCGATCGGCTACCTGCGCGGTCCGCCCGGCGAGCGTGGCCCGCGCGGCTACCGCGGCGAGAAGGGCGACCCCGGACCGCCGCTGCGTGCCAAGGGAGAAGTCACCGACTACCGGGACCTGCCATACTTCGGGAACGAGATCGGTGATCTGTGGGTGACACGGGAAGAGCCGTTCGGCACCGCGTTCATCTGGGACGGCTTCCGCTGGGTCGACATGGGCCGCGTGGTCGGTCCGACTGGCGAGCGCGGCGAGCGCGGCGAGCAAGGCGAGCGCGGCCCGCCCGGCGAAGGCATCCGCATCGTCGGCACCATCACCGACCCCAGCGAGTTGCCGCCGTCCGCAGAGATCGGCGACGTCTATCTGGACACCGTCACTAACGACGCCTGGGTCTGGGACGGCACCGATTGGCTCAATATCGGATCGCTCGTCGGTGTGCCGGGTCCGCCCGGGCCGCAGGGCATCGAAGGCCCGCCTGGCCCTCGCGGTTACACCGGCGACACCGGCCCGCCGGGACTGGCAGCCACCGTCGCTGTCGGTTCGACCACCACCGGCGCGCCGGGCAGCTCGGCCGCGGTCTCCAACGTCGGGACATCTTCGGCGGCGGTGTTCAATTTCACGATCCCCCAGGGCATCCAGGGGCCGCAGGGCGATGAAGGACCGCCGGGGCCTCCGACGCCGGTCGCAGTCGGTGTAATGCCGCCGTTGGCCCCCGATACCGGCGATCTATGGTTCAACACCGCGAACGATCGGCTCTACGTCTGGGATGGCTACGACTGGGTGCCGAGCAATCCGCCTCCGCAGCCGATCCCGGATGGCACAGTGCTCGGCAACATCTCGGGCGGCAGCGCAGCTCCGGCACCGGTTCCGATCGAAGATTTATTTCCGCCGATGCCGACGATTCAGATATTCGCCACCCCAGGCACATTCACCTATACGCCGACGTCGAGCGCGGTGCGGTGGATCAGGGTCCGAATGACCGGCGGCGGCGGCGGCGGCGGTGCCGGCGCTAACGGTGGCACGGGCGGCATCACGTCGTTCGGTAGTTGGACAGCGAACGGTGGCGTCGGCGGCGGCAGTCCGGCAGGCGCCGCTGGCGGCGGCGCCGGCAGTGGCGGGCTCGGCGGCACCAACGGCACCGGGACGCTGGTGATCCGAGTGAACGGCGGCAGCGGCGGCGGTGGTCTTAACCAGGATAGTCCCTACGCGATCAGCAACCAACCCTATAATGGCGCCAGCATGTGGGGCAGTGCGCCAGCGGCCGGCGCGGGTGGTCCCGGCGGCGCCGCTGCTGCCGCCGGCGGTCTTATTGGCGGTGGCGGTTCCGGAGGAGCCGGCGAAAGCGTCGAGTTTCTGGTCGCCAATCCAACCACTACGACTGTGACGGTCGGAGCTGGTGGTGCCGGTGGCGCAACGGTCGCTTATACGATTTTACCCGGACTCCCTGGGCAAACCGGCGTCATCGTCATCGAGGAGAACTACTGATGAAAATCGATCTGGATGAAGCAGAATGGAGCTACATCATCTCAGCGGTGGCGGCTCCGGTGATTTCCAAGATTCCGCTGATCGCCAAGATCACGGCGCAGCTGGCAGCGCAGAAAGGCAACGGCCATGCCGAAGAACAAGGGCAACGCCTCGGCGAACATCAGGAGGCTGCATCACGAGGGCTACCCGCATCGTCAGGCAATAGCGATCGGTTTGAATGAAGCCCGGGCGACCCGCCGTGGACGACGAAACCGCAGGACACGGAGTCGTAGGTGAGAAATGGCTGCGCCACAGTCGCTTCTGGTATCAGATAGGGTTATGCGATGAAGCAGACAATATGGGGCGATAACTTCGGAAAACCAGTTAAACTAGGAGATAACGGTATGGAAACTAAAGCCAAACCCCTCGCTATCCATTGTTACGCGGCCTTCTCAGACGGCGTAATCCGCGGCGTATGGATCGACATGGACAGGAAAATCGTGCATATCGAGAATACGCCTGTCTCGCAGGTGCCGCGCGACATGATGCAAGTGCTTGACACAGACACCGTCGGCATCGCAATGAGAGATCAGGAGACAACACCACAGGCCAGCGAGAACCTCAAGGAAATGCAGGCCAACATCGAGGAAGCTGTCGAGCATGAGATCGCTCACGAGACACGGCGCGGCCGTCCGCCTCTCAAGAGGGCGGGATAGCTGGCCAGCATTCGACTCGTTCACCATTCCATGGCGATCGCTGGCAACCCGCGAGCACCGATGGCACCTGCTGGAGAGAGGAATACCAAGCCCGTTTACGATTGTTTATCTTCCCGCCGAGCGAGTTCCATAGCCAGACTCCGCTCCAGATGCTCCTTGAGTTCCTCAAGATTCTTAGGCACATTGTGCCCGCGATGGCGGTCCACGCTGGGAGCCGGCGGTCTTGGGGTCACAGAGTACGGCGGACGCTTGTTTGCTGCCTGCTCCACGTCCGTCTCCCATCTACAATTGGCAGGTTCGTAATTGCCATCATTGTCGATGCGGCCAAGTGTGAGACCGCTGGGACGGGGACCCATATCTCTCAAAAAAGTCTCGAAGTCAGACCAGCGCTCGCATACGGTGATGCCACGGGCGCCGTAATACTTGTAGCTCTGGTTGGACGGGCGATAGCACCTAACGTGCATCCAATACCAAGACAGGAATGTATACCGATACATTCTCTTGATGTAGCCCTCGTAGGCGAGAGCTTGCTCAACGATCTTGGCTTTGCGAGCATCGTATTCGGGCATGCAACCTCCTCACAGGTTGTGTGTCAAGTGGTGGCCAGACGTTGAC